AGTCTGCTAACCCAGTCAGTATCAGAGATAATAGTAATAATGCTGTTGCAAGATTCATCCCTGGTGGATCTGTAGAACTATACGATGGCGTAACGAAGAAGTTTGAGACTACGGGTCTAGGTGTCACTGTATTTGGATCCTATCTTGGTGATGGTTCCAGACTGACAGGGGTCATAACGTCCCTACAAGCGGGCGAAAACACCCTCATTGAAGTCACAGGTGGTATCGCTACCATCTCCTCCTCAGGGTCTGGAGACGGTGCCTGGACCTCTGGTGTTCTTGGTATTGGAACTACGGCTTCTGTTGGTATTGGTACTACTCTTGCTCCTGGAGAACTGCAACTTCAGGTCAAAGGACAAACAAGTATTGAAGGTGTGCTCAAAGCCACTTCATTCAGTGTCTCTGGTATCTCCACACTAACAGGTGGTCATATTCAGATACCTGGAAGTACAAATATAAAAATAGGAAATAATTCTCTCGGGTCTGGATCTCAGAGAAACATTGGTATTGGTGACAATACTCTTGCTTCTGTTCAATCTGGATCTCCTGGACACAACCTGGGATATGGAGAGTATGCTCTATACCAAGTGACCACTGGTGGATACAACATTGGTCTGGGTGATAGGGCTGGTCAGAATATAACGAGTGGAGATTACAATGTAGTCATTGGATCTTTTGTTGGTAACAATTATGATATTGATATTAGAACGAGTGATTACAATATCGTTCTTTCCGATGGTTCTGGGATTGTAAGACAGTACTTCGATAGTACTGGTAAGTGTGGTATCAATACTACTGTATTGCATGAGGCACTGAACGTTGCTGGTATTGTTTCTGCAACTGGTTTCCATGGAACTTTGGATGCAGCAAACCTTACTGGTCAACTTCCTGCAATCGATGGTTCTCTCCTGACTAATGTAGTTGCAACGGGAAGTGGAGTAGAAATCAGAGAGAACAACACCGTATTGGGTGTTGCTGCCACGGTGAACTTCGGTGAGAATATCACCGCTTCTCTTGCGGGTGGTATCGCTTCTATCACGGGTGCTCCAAACTACTGGAGTAATGGTGGAGTTGGAATCAATACAACTGCAAACGTTCATCTCTACAGTAACCTAACTGTAGAGGGCACATCTGAGTTTGGTGATCGTATTTCTGTTGCATCTACGATTAACTTCCTTTCCGATAAGTCTAGGATTGCATACGAAGCACTTACTAAGACTTTAGAGATTACTAACTTTGATGGGACAGATTCCCCAGGTGAGATTGGTAGTATTCTCTTTAGGACAACTGACCCAGGTATTCCTGCCCTACAGAAAGATGCACTGAGAATCTACAGTGCAGGTGGAAACCCAGATAGACTGGTAAGAATCTACAGGAACCTTCAGGTAGATGGTGAAAGTACTCTTGGTCAGAGAGCATATGTAGGTACTGCCGTAACCCTCTCTGAGGGTGGTGCAGAGGTCACTGGAGTCGTTACCGCAACATCCTTCGCTGGATCTGCGGCGGGTCTTACAGGTCTTCCTGCGGGTCAATTAACGGGTATTCTGCCCGCTATTGATGGTTCCAACCTACTCAACGTCAACGCATCTGGTGAGGGTGTAGTTGTTGAGGATGATGGGGTCAACGCTGGAACCGCGAAGACTCTTGACTTCGGTACTGGTATTGACGTTGATTATGATGCCGCATCTGGCATTGCGACGGTCTCTGCATCTGGTGGATCCCTGAGACAGAGACTAGTGAAGGTGGGTGTGACAACTGTCATTGCTAACACCGCTATTGGTAATACTGACATTATTGGATTTAAAGCATACTCGCTGATGAAGGTCGGATTGTCCACATCGGCTTGGTTGAGACTATATACTGATAGTGCATCTAGAACTGCGGATGCATCTAGAAGTGTTGGTGAAGATCCACTGCCAGGCAGTGGAGTTATTGCTGAGGTAGTAACGACTGGATTATCTACATCCCAAATCATGAGTCCATTCGTACTGGGTGGTAACTTAAACGAACCTCCAGACACTACAATCTACGCATCAATTCAAAATCTCTCAGGTTCTACCCAGTCGGTAACCGCTTATCTAACAATTCTTCAACTGGAGGCATAAGGATACAATGGCAATTACAACAGCAGTCTTTAAAACAAATATACTAGACGTTGCAACCTGGAACGGAAATGATGTCATTGATCTGATTGAAGATGCACATACTTGGTTGGGTTGGCATTCTGCCGATGCAGGTGGACATATCGTAGGATTAACCACTTACTCTGGTGGTGGAAATACTAATGATAATAGTTATAATTACTATGAAGTGGAAGGTATTTCCAGTGGACTAGGAACGGGTGCTGTCTTTCATATATTCAGATACAATAGCACTGTATGGATAGGAGTTGATAATCCTGGAATTGGATATACTGGAAGAGAAACTATAACTATTCCCGCTTCTTCTATTGGTGGCAGTGGAAGTAATGCTCAGGTAGCCGATATTATTATTAAACCATATGTACACTCCACGGTTGCCAATGGAGTTGGGTATGCAATTACAGTAACCATTAACGGCAATTATAGAGCTTGGGCTGGTGAAGATAGAAATGGTGCCGTCAACGAAGACGGAACTACCGAACCAACTATTACCATTAAAGAAGGTGATACGATTACATTCTTCAATGAGATGGGAAGTTCTTCGTATGATCTTCAGATTATTAATAACACCTATGATACTACCTCTAGTTCTGAAAATAAAGTTGCCAATGTAATCAATCAAGGCGCGGATGATGGGGAGACTACGATCTGGACTCCACTAGTGGGTCAAGCTGGTGAGTATAGAGTTGTTGATGATTCGAACTATTCGGACTATGCAAGACTGGTTGTACAGGAAGCCTCAGCTGGAGACATAACATATCCTACAGTTGGACTTACTACGGGGTTCTATGACAAACATGATTTTGGTGGTTATCAGGGAACTCATCCTTGGGGTGTTGTTAGAAATGTAATTCAATCTGGCAAGAAGAAGGGAGTTACCTACCAAGGTTATTTCATGCCCAACAATACTGGGCGTGTTTTGTATGCAGCTGCTCCTTATTATCTTCCTCATGATTATTCCGATGGAGGTAATAATTCTCAAACATATTATGGTCATGGATATGGACATAGATTTGCTGGTGTTGCTCGATTAGATGTAGCGAGCGATGGTCCATTTCAAGTAAACCTGTCTTATCCCAACGCCTCCGATCGCATGTCTTTTGGGAGTGAAACAACGTATCCTGGTATTATCAACTTTGCTTCATCTGTTAATAACACATCTGCATCAGGTGGAGCAATTATTACTGGAAACAATACTCAGTATCAATTAGATTTGAATGTTTTCCGTTCTGCACTAGATCCCAACTTTGCAGTGTTCTCATTCAGAGCACCAACTTTATCTGCTACAAATATTAATGGCAATACTTATGGCACATGGTTTACTCATAAATTTGTAACTGATATTTGGGATCTAGATTATGTTTTCCTTGGTGGACATACTCAGATTTTTGCAGAAACCAATACAAGTACAAGTTTACCATACATTAAATTTAGAACTTTTACTGCTGGCACTCAGAATCAAAGTTATAACAGCGATCCAGCGATTGGAACTGCTGAATTTGGATACAATCAAACACTTAATGGGGTCTCAAGTTATACAGATGAAATGAGGTATTTTGATACCAAGTATCAATGTTCTACATTGGACGAAACATATACTGCTGATGATGTTTCATTCTACCATAGAAGTAGAACCAACTATCCATATAAGAGTGGAGGATATTGGTATAACAACCAAGCAGATAAGTCTTATTCACTATCGGCTGATGCTGATTTCAACGCAGTTATTAAAGGTATTCCATTATCTGTAAAGATGATGCCTGTTCCATATTATATTCCTGATGATTTTGTATTCATTAACTTCAACTACAATGCAGTTAATGCTAATATTCAACAGGGCGATACCATTACTCTAAGTCCCTTTGAAGTTTACACAGTGATCATGGGTTCTTACAACATGACATCTGATAATATCACTAGAGGAATTCTATTCTGTGCGAGGAAGGTCTGATGGCTGCTGACTATACTTTTCCAGATCTACAAACAGCAAGGGCTGGAGTAGCTAGTACAATTTATTTCCAAGATGGTAATCAAATACCATATTCTTATCAGGTAAAAACTACTAACCAAACACTTAATGTTGGTAACATTGATGTTGGATTCCGATCTTTAGAAGTTGATGATCCACGTAGTGCAATACCAACCAAGAGACCACAGAAAGGTCTTCTATATCCAAGAGGCGTCTATAATAAATAAGCCGCCTTACTCTTATACTCATGCTTGGTAAACCCAAAGCTAAAGTAGAAGAGACTAAGGACCATGATGAAGATAAGAGTGAAGTTCTTGGTAATCTGGTGAAAGTTGTCGTACTTATTTGGTCCGCATCTCTTCTCACGTTTAGTTACGTTAGACTGCCTAACGGTCAGAAGATTCTTGACTTCGACCCTACCTTCATTGCATCCGTGTTCTCTGGATCGCTAGCTGCCTTTGGACTGTCTCCTGCTAAAGCAGGTGGCGGAAATGGAAATGGAAATGGAAAACAAACAGCAAAAAGAGATGAAGAACCACCTGTAGTATCCGCTGTGGAGCCTAAAAAATAATGCAAAAACTAATTAATATCATTGCCCTTCTGTCGGGACTCACCAGTGCTGCCCTCATTGGTGGCAGTGCATATGTGCTTCTCAATAAGGATGCCCTGATCGATCAGGCAAAGACTGCTGCCACCAAGGCAGCAACAGAGTCTATTTCTGAGGCACTCCCTGGTATGATCCAAGGTGCTATGCCTAAGATGCCAAGTGCAACTGGTGGAGATGTTCCTTCCGTTCCTGGGGGAATTCAACTTCCTTAAATAATTAAAATTTTTATCATACCCATGGCACAATCGACATATAAGAAAAGAGCAAAGAAAGAAGCAACAGAAACTTTCTTTCTTTACGTCTTCTTTCATTCTATTTGGACTGGTATTTTGAATTTGTTTACTGATGACAACTGATGGAGATACCTAATATCACTTCTCCCAATATTATTATTCGGGAGATTGAAATTCCACAGGTAGTAACTGATAACGAATATTACACATCAACTCCACTAGCACCACCTGTAGTGGTAAATATTGGTGTGCCTATCGTTGATGTGCCTGGTTGTGTTGAAGCTCATGAAAGTAACAACAAATCTAAAACCGTAGGTCAAGATGACTCGCGAGGATTGGTCACTTATTGTGATAGTGGTGTTCCCAGTTATGATCCAATTAACTTTGAACCTGAACAGATAGTTCCTACTAAACCTTCGGGAGTAGATACACGGGAACCTAAAACTCCCGTAGCTCCCGAGTTACCAGAGACACCTAAAATTCCTCCTGCTACTGCGAAGGTAGATTGTCCTACACCAGGACAGAATGCCAAAGAACCTGTCGGAACATATGTAGAGGGTTTCCGAAAGAAGGTTGTTGAATATAAATTGATAGGCAACGAATGTGTCCAGATAACAGAATCGGTTGCAATTCCTGAACAAATCATTGCTGGACTGCCTAGTGGTGGTCAGGTTGTTCAGGTAGGTGGTGTTGCTGTGATTGCTACTGCATCAG